AAAACCATAAAATAATTCTAACCACTTTATGCTCTTTATTAATGTTTTGCCTGAATCTGCAAGATCATCTACTAGCAAAACATGTGATCCTAGGTTTGGTGTTGTTTTTGCTAAATCTCGTGAAAAGGTGAATTGCCCTTGTTGATCTAAAATATTTCCAGTACCGTACGAAGTATATCCGTTTGCAGAATATCTTACCGGTGATGGATCTGTTTTTTCCTTTTCTAAAAGCAATGGTACTAATCTTTTTTGTAGTTCTTGTGCTTCTTCGTATTTAGATCTATATACTTTAGTCGGAAAAATTAACTGAGCGTCTATCATGTACTACTTTACCTCCTATAGCTTTAATGCCAGTATTAGCATTATCGCAATTAACAAAACATTGCTTATTATTAGTTGTATACAAAGTATTAAGTGATACCATACCCATCTATGCTTATAAAGAGTATGAATATTAACTTTTGTGTCAACTTCTTCATTTGGTTCGTTTGGTTCCTTCTTCAACCCTAATATGTTCAATACGTCTATCTTCATTCATTATCTTTCAACTTTCATATTTTCCAATTTTTTCCCACGGATAAACAAGCCAAACATCGTTTTCAGCTTTATTAACTTCGTGACATGCATAATTTACCTTGAATCTAAAATCACTAGCTAAATTATCTGTAATGACTGCAAATTTTACGTTCTCACACCAAACATTACGCCAATGTGTATCTTCTGGGTAACAACTGCTTTGCCAATCATCTACAATCCAATTAAAAGTAGCCCCTGTATCGTTTATATCATCTACTATTAAAATCTTTTTACCATTACCATTGCTATCTGCACTTGGAGATCCGTATGCATCTTGCGCCATCCAAGCATTAGACTCATTTGCATAACCACTGTCACGTAAACTAACTTTTATAGCTTCACAACGTATACCGGTCATATTTGATATAATTGTTGCAGGAACATTACCACCTCTAGTAATACCTACAATATAATCAGGTCGCCAATCGTCTTGATACATTTGATTTACAACGTCGACACAACAATTTTCAATATCATTCCATGTGTAAAAGTGTTTCTTAATCATTAGTCTACTGCCTTCCTATTTAAATAAGTTATGTTGTCTATCATTTTGCCCTTAACTAAGAATCCCCAGTCTTGTTCTTTTTTACCCATATAAAATAAACTCCAACAAGGTATTTCTTTGCCATCTTTATCTTTTGCTAGTTCTAACCAATGTAAATCAGTTGCTGGTCTATATCTAAAATGTCCTGGACCTCTCCAAAATTTTCCTTCTGGTGTATGTTCCCAGTATCCGCCTTTAATAATCAATGCCGCCCAGTTCCATGGATGGTCATGTAATGTAGGTTCGTCACTTACTAAAATTTTATGTAATGTAATATTAAAAGGAAAGTCTTTTCTGTCTTTTAAGAAAAGATAATAACGAACTAAGTAGGGAACTTTTCCCTCTCTATCTGTAATAATTCTTTTTCTGTCTTTAAACCACGACATTATTCTACTTCACCAGCCTTTAGTTTTCCTCTGTAATCTTGATCTACAAGTTTATACATGTTTATGAAATAATTGTATGCCTTTTTTAATCCTGGATATTCTTCGCACATACTTTTTAGTTTATCCATGTCGGGCATATAATCAACAAACTCAGTTCCTTTATCAAATTCTGGAGTATTGTAAGTAAACTCAGTTCCTGTATCGTTTAAGCTGTCTAAGTCAATAGTTACAGTATTGGTATCATAGTTTAGATCTCCATGTCCAGTGCTAAATTTATAATCAACTGGGCTAGAAACCCATTGACTAGAGTGCTCAGAACTATTATTAATTGTAATAGTGTAATCATTTTTTACGTCATCACCCATTTGCTACCTCCCTATACAATGCATCACCACTAAAAAATTGACTGCTCAGTCTTAGTTTTTGCCTTGGTAAAAATCGTTTATAATCTTTATAATTTTCCATCATATCGACAATTTTATCTACTAACTGTTTTTTGTTATTTGGCATATTGTACATTTCAAAGTTTCTAGTTAAGTTATTAGCATACTTAAACTCTGGAACAGCCATTTCTTCGTAGCTTAATCTATCAGGAACTAGTGGAAGTGTATCTACTAATACGCCTTCGTACCAACTTATTCCTAATGTTTCTTGCAAATTTGCACTAAAAACAAGTTTAGCTTCACCAAGCAAGTTGTGATATTCATTCTTAGTTAATTGTCTTTCTTGACAAACAATAAATTCGTACTTAGGTAATTGTTCTTTTAAGTCGTAAAATATTTTAACTTGTTTTTCTGGAGCAATTCTATGTGGAAATAATATAATATTTTTCTTTGGCATGTTTTTATAAGACAATAAGTCGTTTTGTAAGTATTCCATAGGCCAACCAACTTTTTTAATTTTACTATTGTCAGTATAACCTTTAAATACTCTCTCAAACATATCTATATGGAATTGTGTTGCAAAGAAATTGTCATCATAACAAGCAAACATAGATTGTTCTGCATGTCTTACCCAAGGTTTATTACCTATTATTCTACCTAAAAAGTCTTGTTGATCATAACTACCAGCATGCCACAAACCACCAATGCGAATGTTAACACCCAATAGTTCTGCCATATAACGCAATTGAATAACTGTAGGATTCCAAGCATCAGTATAAAGAAAATAGTCACCGTCTCGTACTTCGCCATTACAAAACATTTCCCCTATTTGTTCTAATTGTTTACTTTTGTAAACATTAGTACCACCAAAGTTTAAAAACGCCCCAGGCGTTGTAGCCTGAGGAGTTTCTCCACCACTAACTGTGATAACTTCTTGATTTGTAGATTTAGACAGTTGTTTTGGTAAATGCTCCTTCCACTGTTTAGTGTAACGAGTATCAACTGCCTCAATATCTACAATATAAATTGTCATCGTCTTTGTTTCCAATCATTGTTCCATTTCTTTTTAAAGCCATGTTTCTTCCACGGCTTGTTAAAATGGTTCCTAGGCTTCCTAGGCCCGTACTTTTGATAGTTGCAGAACGCATTCCAAGCTCTACTTCTAGTATCATACAGATCTTTTTCGTTAAAAACAAATCCGTCGTAACCATAAGCAAAAGCATGTCGACAAAAGTCTTTGAAAACTTCTAAATCTTCAAAAATCTTTACAATTTTAGGATTCTTTGTAAAGTATTCACCCTGTTGCATTTTAATTTCTCCTTTTAGCTAGGGTATTCAATGTGAGCACCGTTTTCACCATCTTCCGAAACATCAATATGAACTTCACGTCCCGGATATTTTGCAGTAATCTTATCATAAAGATCATCAGCTATCATTTCACATGATTTATAATCCAATTCTAATGTTTTTTCTGAATAAAGTTTTTCCATCCATCTTTTAAACTGTATGAATTCAATATCTCTGTCATTATGTGTAACAGTGATAGCAACTTTAAAATGAAAGATATGACGGTGTGGATAGCCTAAAAATGATACATCATATTCGTCGCCAGTAGCCAATTTAGGATCGTCTAATGCCGCCGGATACTTATGTATACCTTCTTTTTTAAAAGTAACCCATATCATTTTTTTTGCTTTGTTTTTCATATCTACTTTTCTTTCCTCCGCGAGTTTCCTGCCCATGTAATCATGATAGGATTCTCTGTTTGTTAAATCTTTGGTATCCTCAAACATATTATAACATCTTTAATGTTCGCTGTCAAGTTTAATTGGTTGATCTTTTTCATATTCACTCCAAGGAGTAAACTTTTTTCGGTCTTTTAGCTCAGATGCATAGTACACCCAAACTCCTGGATTAGATGCTTTAAAATCGGTATCATCAATTTTGATACAAGCATTGTAATTTAACTGATCTATGTATGGTAATTTAACTGAAATCATACTTATAAATTGATCATGCTCGTTATATCCGCTTTCCATAATAAAATCATGGAATCGAACATCATAATCTAGTGTAACCCAAAAACCTGCTTTTAAAAGTTCAGTAACTAGTTCGTCCCAGCCGTCAGTTTCTTCTTGTGTACCATATTGTCCTTCAATACTAAAACTTTGGTTCGCTCCTAAGTAAATGTGGTCACAGTTATTTCTAGTTGCTAGTTTAATAACATCTCTGTATGGCTTCATGCCAACAACAAATAATGTATCTCTATCGTAAGCAGGAGTTTTTTCAACTTCTTTACCTACAAAGTATTCAACACTATCTTTGTTGCCGTCGCTATATGGTCTATCCATCTTTTTTCATCCTATCTTTTAAAGCAAGTTTTTGCTTTTTTAGTTTTACTAGGTGCTCCTTTGTCCCCCAGCTTCTGTCGTAATTTCGTTCTACTTCAACTTCGTCTACTTTTGTATGTAAGTAATTAAACATATTTTGTAGTTTCTTTGCTTTCTTTGTATTTCTTCCAGTTCCCATATATTATACCTCCTCGAACAAGTTTCCAAACTGCGTAGAAGCATTTACTGTTTTCTTTCCAACAGCACCTCGAGTACCGATAATGCTAAGCCAGAACTTACTAAATTCTTCAATAACTGCTTCAGCTTCGTCTTTGTTGCTAGTTGCAAAAATCGCTTCAACAACATCTTTGAAATAAACCCTATCAAATGACTCGTCTACAAGCATTGCAGGAATTATCCCATTATCATATTGTCTGTTAGCTTCTTGCACCGCATTTACGTGGCTCCAAACGTTATGACCCATTTGTATTGCATAACTAAAAGAGTCCCAAGATGTTTTGCCTTCTTTGCCAATTTTGTTTAAGTCACCTGGCTTATAAATGCAAACATCTGACACTTTAATATTTTCAGTTAACGGACTAATTTCAAAGTTTTTAAATATTCCGTCTTGCAATACACAATCTTTAAATAATCTTGTATCAGTAGCATACTTTTTGTCATCTACTGATGGAACCATTCGGTAAACCCATTTAGTTCTATCTTTTGTTTCGGTTTGTATGTATATTTGGCCATTAGCAGTTGCAAGAAAAGGAGAAGCACAATCAAATGTAACTGTAAAGTTCTCATTATGATGTTTTCGAACTGCTCTTTGTACATCAGTAAGTAATGTAGCCCACTCTAGTTTACTTGTACCTAGAAAGTGCATAAAGTCATGCTTACCTTTTTCTAGTAAACCATCAAAACGTAGTGCTACTAATCTTTTCAATACCAAATGAATATCACACATATTTTGTCCACCCATGGACCAACCATTAAAGTGATCTGTATAATGCTTAGGATCACAATATTCTTTCATTTGCTGGTACCAATCTTCAGCATCAGCATGATTTTCACCTTGTAAAACATTTAAGAATTTACAATTACCATTTCGATTATCCATAAAGTAATCGTTGTTTATTCTTGTTGCATTTACAGCATCTTGATACTTTGTAATTCCAGTTGCTTTTTGTCCAGCTTCTGATCTAGATACCCAAGCAGGAATATCAAGTATCATACCATAGTCCATATAAGCATCCATCCATGCAAGAACCTGCTCACGTTTCTTTTGTGCTTTAGGACAAGAAGGGTCTTTCCAGTCTCCCTCCCATACACCTTTACCAATTTGGAACCCTCCAGAGTCTCCTAACAACCAACTGTTGTTTCGATCTCTGTTACGAACCATATCTTCTTTAGGTGAGTCTTTATTAATATCGAGCTCAGCATGACCTGCCGAGTACAAAGTCCAATGATAGTTAAATAACCCATCTTTTTTGTTTAACCAGTTAATAGACTCCATACCGTTAGGATAAGGAATACGATTATTATCAACATATTCCTCAGATCTTTGTTTTCCTACAAAAGTAGCATAAAACCCGCTTAATGCTGGGAGAAATATTGCATAATCCTTTTGTTCTTTTGTAAGATCTGTATTCATCTATTTGCTCTGTGCAGGCAGGATGTAATTGTATACAGCCATACCACTGTCAACTGTAATTTGCATCGCACCTTGATCACTTAAACTCATTGTTATATTGCCATCTAGGTTAAGAATAGCTTGTACTTGTGCTACAGGATATGCCCATGCATGTTTTAAATCACCTTCTATTGCATTTTGAAACACAAACTTACCTGCGTGTGTATTTGCATCACCAAAATGGAATACTAAGTCGTTGTTTTCAGCTTTTACAGTAAAGACCATTTCTTCTGAATGTGCCGCACTTTGTAGTTTCATTCTTGTAATACTTGCAAGAGTTGGTGTAAAGTTTACGTCCCAACTAGCACCTTTAAATTTAACACTTTTAAGTTTTTCGTTGATAATTTCAGTTACCATAAACCTAAAGTCGTTTTGAAAGTCACCTGCTTCATTTTCAAAATGAATTCCCGTAGGAACCTTTTCATTATTACGTTCAGCTTCTGTAATTGTAAGTTTACTATTCTTTTGATATTCTGGATTCTTTAAGTGTAATGCCAGTTTATCTAAATTTGGCATACCAAAAACGTTACTTCCAAATTCATTTACTTTGTTCTTTGTGTCGGCTGTAAGAATTACACTTCTATCTTCAGCCATTGATTCAATCGTAGTTGAATCGTCCGTACCAGTCACCTTTACCAAGTTTAAAAAACCTAATGAGTGTGTTTTGGCAACGATGTCTTGTAAAATATCTTTCATATTGATTCTCCTATTAGTTTTATTATACGATATTTTTTGTTAAAAGTCAACAACTTTTTACTCTTTCTCTAAGATCACTTGTTGAAAACCTATGATCTCTTTTATTAAAATGAAGTTGAATACTTCGTTTTCTACAGATATCTTTTCCTGTAAAATCTTTATTTCGATATTCTTCGCCCAAAATTCTAATATCTATATGATACATTTCAAGAATATCTTCTAAGTCTTTTTCTGTTTGATAGGGAATAATTTCGTCGACATATTTCACACCATTAAGTTGTGCATGTCTTTCTACTAATGTTTGTACTGGGGATTTCTTTTCCTCCCTGTCGACGGAAGGATCAACTTGTAATCCGCAAATTAAATAATCACATTGTTCTTTTGCTTCGCGGAGCATTTGTAAGTGGCCTGCATGAAGTAAATCAAATGTTGAACAAGTAAAGCCTATTATCATTCTATGCCTCTATCTTTTAAAAACTGTTTAACAGTATGTTTTGGTTTAAAGCCTAAGTCTTTAAGTTTTTTTGTGTTTGCCTGTGTTATATTTCGTTCACCAATAGTATTTATTTTAACTGGTAAGTCAGGTCTAATATCTTGGATCCTTACACTAGTTCCTGTTCCGACATCAATTGGGCCTGTAACCTTGTCATCCATAATAATTTGTATTGCTTGACATAGGTCTTCTATATGAATAAAGTCCCTTTTATGATTAGTAACATACTCTAGTTTATTGTTTAGAAGTTTATCAAAGAACATATTAGCTCTAGGTATTGGACCATAAACAGTATGAAATCTCATAAAACAACAATTTTTATGTGGAATGTATTCTAGTACATTTTTACTAGCCGCATAAGGATTAAGATGTGGTTCGTACTGCGAACTCGAACTAGCTACTAATATTCTAGCATTAGGATAATAGTTTAAAATCCTTTTTGTTCCTTCTACGTTGTTATTCCAGTATTTTTGCGGGTCAGCTAAACTTTCTCTAACTCCACCTATACCTGCTAAATGAATTACCATGTCTACGACATCAGGATGAGGAAGATCGCAAGTTAAGATGTCATCACCACTCTTAATATCTAAACCTAATAAGTCGTGTTTAGTTGATAACTCTTTCCATAAAGCAGATCCTATAAATCCTTCATGTCCTGTTATTAATATATTATGCATTTTTTATCCTTTTGTTACTTTCAACAACTTGACCAAGAATACTAAAAGGAGTCTTATAATATAGCCCGGTTAATAACAATGCCATTGTATCCTTTGGAAAACAAGCACCTCCAAACCCACGTTCTCCGTCAGGTCCTGGAATTTGCATATGGCTTTCTGTTATTCTTTCGTCTATTCCTACCAAGTTTGCTATTTTTTTATAATCTATATTTGTTGTTGCACAAAAATCATACACTTCATTAAAAAAAGCGACTTTTGTAGCTAAAAAAGAATTTCTTAAATATTTTGTTAATATTAATTCTTCTACAGTTCCGTAAACTGCTTTAAACCCTTTAACTAGTATAAAAATGTCTTCCCAAAAGTCTGTGTCATCTCCGCCAAATAACATAATTTTTTGATTTTTAAAATCTTCATTAGCATTGGCGGCTGTTAAAAATTCAGGACTAAATGTAATATTCTTATTGTAACCTTTAATAATTTCCCAACCTTCTAAACTAATAGTACTTTTAATTAATATAGGTTTATCATTCGGACATTGACCAATTACGTCATTTACAATACTCATATCACAAGCACCTATATCTGAACTAGGTGTTGGAACACAAACGATGTATCCGTCTGAATCATCTGTTATTTCATCTGTAGTGTATTTTGGATCTACAATTTTTACATCATATTGATCCTTTAGGATATTATGTACTGCATTTCCTACAAATCCAAATCCTATTAAAGTTAGTTTCATTCTATCTCCTCGGGGTTTTCAGTATCGTGCCAAATTTCGCCAGCCATTGCTCTTATTTGGTCTAAGTCATGTTTTACCATTGCTTTATCAAACGAACCATCTGCGTTCTGGTATCTTTTTCTATGTGCTAATACAGCCATATCGTGCATTGCATTTATTTTTTGTATTAATTGTTCTAATGTGTGTAGCATTTTACTCTCCAAAATCAAATAGGCTGTTGAATGTATTATTTTGTTTTGTAGACTCTAAATCGTAGTCTAACACGCCTATTAAATTCCCTAATTTGTTATCGATTATTGTTTCTTCCATAGCATCGTTATCAAAGGGAAGTTCTTTAAACCATTCAGGAATACGTAATTCGTCAGTTGGATATGCAACTGAAGTATATCCTAATGGATTCTGTTTTAATTTACACACAATTACTTTCATGCCATCTACAATTTCTTGCGAATATTTGTCTCCGTTCATCCTCTTTAGAGTATTCCAGTTAATACTTGCTCGAACATGACCTGGCATGTTTGCTTTACCTTGCTTTTGTTCTAGTCGTCCGTAATGACCAACTTTATTTGCACGTTTAGGCGAACCTTTTTCGTGTCCTGGTCGTTGTTTAAAGTCTTTTCTAAAATTTGTAATTCGTTCTAGTATTTCCTTTTCGGGTTTACTGGTTAATACCATTAGTAACAATTCACTTAAAAACTCTTGCATAAACACAGGAGTATCTGATCTTCTAAGATCTAACCCCATTGCTTTTACTTTACCCGGTTTGCCATCTGTATCTGCTCTAAAACCTTCTAAATCATACACTAATGCCGCATATCTTTTCTTTGTAATGTATAGTCCGCTTTCTGCAACAATTTCTCTACCTGCCGCAATTACATCACTTCTACTCTTTGGACAATGGAACGCTTCTGCCATAAACTTCTCAAAGGTTGAGTTGGCGGCTTCAGCAACTTGATCATAAAGTGTAATAACGTTTTCTTTTGACCAAGGTATTTGTCCAGAATTAATATCTTTCTTAAGTATTGGATATGCACTAAAATAAACAGAGTCAGTATCTCCATATATAACTGCATCACCAGTATGGTCATAAGTTCCTGTAATTACTTTGTTTACTTCTGCTGACATGTGTTTAACAATAGTTCTGCCACTTAGTGTTGTTGACTGTCCGATACGTTTATCAAAAAATCTACAACCTGGATTTAAGATAGCACCATATAAACTATTTAGGTTAATCTTTTTAACTAACTGTCTTTTATCCCAATATTCTGTTTCAATTGCATTACCTGCGTCTTTTGCTTTTTTAAGTTGTGCTTGTAGTTCTTTTCTTTCTTGATACCAACGTTTTAATAGTCCTGGAATAACACCTTCATGTTCTGTTGTAAAAATAGTTCCATTTGAACTGAGCATCCAAGGATTGTTGCTCTCAAAAATTATCTTATAAATTTCTGCACCACTAAGAATAGCCTCTTCGCCGTTTTCCCAATCAACAGTTATTGCAACATCACGTTTTTCTTCCATAACTGCATCATATTCTAGTGTTGCAAACTTTCCTTCCCAAGCACCTGCAAATGATTTCTTTTGCAAGTTCATTGCTTCGTTTAAATAGTCATCTGTAAGTGTTGGACGTAGTTGTCCAATGATAGTTGCCGGGTCCATATTCAATGCTCGAATAACAGAAGGATATAGTGAGTTTAAGTCCATCGACCCTATCCACTTATGCACTCCTTTTTTAGGAAATGCTACATAAGCACCTGCGGCTGTACTTGACTCTGGATCTCGTTTAGGTCTATTAGGAACTCGCATACCACGCCTATGTGCTTCATTCACAATGGCTTGTTCTGTAACTGCAACAGCACCCATAGTAGTCTGTAGCAAAACAGTATTTGCATGAGCTAATTCGTTACTGAGATCAATAAATCTTAATTTTTTGTCCAGCTTGTCCAATAATGCAACGTCTTGTCTGTTGTATTCGATGAATGTTCTGAAGTCATTGTTATAAAGTTGATCGAGAGTTCCTTCATAAACAGTTTTCTTTTCACCGACTTCCAGTTCGCCAATTGCATCAAGTCTGTAAGTGTGTCTTTCTTCATATGTATATTTACGGTATAATTCCAGAGAATCTAAATGCACTCTGCCTATGAAGTCATAGGTTTCGCTTTGCCTTCCGTACTTCTCAAATTCTCTTTTCTTCGGAAGTTGTTTCCATAAACAGAAACGTCTTGTGTCATCTTTGCTTAGAACTCTGCTAACTCTATTTACCGTATACGGAATATCATAACCTTCACTGTTCCAACCTGTAAGTATATCACTGTCTTGTATAATATCAAGAAAAGCTTCAAGCATGTCGGCTTCTTTCTCAAACAAGACACATTCTTCGCCCCATTCCGAAACTTGTTTTTTAGCTTCTTCCATTGAAAGTGTTTTCGGCGGAACTGCTAAAGTAATTAATGCATTAAGCCATTGCAACTGTACAGTAATTGCAGTAATTGGCATAAACGGATCACTAGGATCAGCAAATCCTCTTTCAGGGTCAAAGTCAGTTTCAATATCAAAGAATGCAACATTTAACTTAGGAGCATCTTGATTAAGATAGTTTTCACTTAAACATTGAAAGATTGGATTAATGTCAGATTCAAATAATTTACGTTTATTATTAATAGCAAGTTCTTTACGGAAGTCTTTTGTACTTTTACTTACTATTCTACTAATAGGATCTCCGTATATACTTCTGTGTTTGCCTCGTTGATCATCGTAGTAAAATGTATACTTGACTGGATACTCTGTATAAAGTCTTTTACCATCATTCCGTTCTACAACACGAATAATATCTGCGTCTCTATCAAAATATGCGTCTACGTAGCTCATACACTTTCCTTAAAATTAATGTCGTTTATATTTCCAGCTAAAATATACCTTTTGTCTTTTGCAGGATATACTTTATGATGCAAAACTGAAGGAAACATAACTATCATCTTATTATACACTGGTAAATGCAATTCGTCAACATTTTCTATGTCCGATTTAACTTCGTCTCTTTTAACAAAAGTTAACGGACTAGGTTCACCTTCGCAACTTAGGTAATACACCCAACTATATCTAGCTAGTGTTCCGTGATCGTGTTGTTGTGTAACTTGCCCTGTTAATGATTCTTGAAACCAAACGTTTGCATCAATCTCTAAGTTATCTGTATTAGTAATTTCATTATAATTGTTTGTAATAAACTCTGGTCCTCTTGGTGGACAAATGTTACTACAATACCATAAATGTATTTGGTCCAAAAGTTCCTTTAAAACTTCACCGTGTTCGAGATGTGCAAAAGAGTCAGTTCTCCAACCATGCTCTGATTTTGGTAGATAGTCTGCTTTAGGTTTAATGTTTAGGAAGTAATCAATTATATCTTGATCTTGTTTTGTTGTTCGTACCAACGCACCGTGCTTCACTGTACAGGGGTGCGAAAAATAGAATGTACTACAACTAAACTTCATTTTTACTCCTTGTTGCTTATGGCCAACAAAACCTTGCTACATACCCACCAATTGGTATAGGGCGTTTAATAATATTTAGTTACTTGTCTTTTCCGACAGTAGCAACTAGAGTTTCAAGGTCTTCAAATTCATCAGCAACTTTATGCCAATCACCTTTGTGTGCAACCTTGATTGCTTTGTTAATAAGTGCAGTCTTAACATTAAGCTCTTCAGATACTGCTTTGACAGTTTCTTTTAGACCTTCTTGCAAGTCGTTAACTTCTTGTAAGACTTGGGCACCTTCGTTTACAAGCCTTTCTAATTTGGCTTTTTCATCTTGTCCGTATACTCTATCACTCATAAAGATTCTCCTTATTATTAAAAGATTATACTATTTTTTATTTGATTTGTCAAGCATTTTGGCTTTATATGCTTCTTCAAAACCTTCTTCATATTCGTAGATAGGAGCACCGTTACTGCCATCTATCCAAAGACGCTTAAAATATCCGTCTGCTGAAGACAGAGCAGTTTCGGGCGATGTTGCTATGTGTCCTTTGACTAACCAAAATAGTCTATATGCTTCTTTTAGCTCTTCCTCTTCAGTCACTTGGGTGACACTTTAAAAATTGTACCTTCATAAAGTATTTATGATTATTTAAGTATTGTAAGTTAAAAAAGGGTAGGACCTAAACGTATAGGTTGTCGTCCATAATATTCTTTGCATTTATAGCATTGACAACCTGTGCAAATATCGTTATGACATTCTTGACATTCATGATCACAATGGGGATTGTGACCGCACTTTTCACATTTAAGGGTGTTTACTTCTTGATCCAATTACTCTTTATTAGCTTCTGCTAATTTAGCTTGTAATCTATCTGCTAAAGTATCTTCGTAGTTAATTGAATTTCTTTCGACGCCAGATTTAGCTTTTTGAAATTTGCTTTTTATTCTACTAGGTAAACCCATTGCCGCACCAGCTCCGCCAGCTACAGCATCAATAGCACCGCCACCGATTGTTTTACCAATCTCTTTTGTTGCCGCAACTAAATGATTTAGTGCCGCACCTAAGTCTTCTTTAAGTAGTGCATCTTCTGCATCATATAAGATTTTTCCAACTTTTTCAATTGACTCTTTTTTTGCTTTCTTCTTCTTTTTGTTTTTAGGAAGATTTTCATCATCAGCATATCTTGGATCATCGTCATCTACTGGTGTTGCTTCTTCATTCTTTTTGTTTTTCTTTTTACCGTAATTGCCTTCTTTTACTTTTAAATCTTTTTTAGCATGTGGTTTACCGCATGATTCGCAAATTGCTTTTCCACAATCGCAATCACAGCTACATGTTTCTTTTGCTTCAGTTACTTCATCAAATTTCATTTCATAATCCATATGGTGATAGACGCTTCCTAAGTAGTCAGCGGCTTTTGTTATCTTAGCTTGGACCCAACCTTCAAGACCTTGCTCTTCTGAAACACCTTTGAGCATTTCATGCATTTTAATAGAGTATTTTGCTACTTTGTATAATTCACCTCTAGCCATTTGCACTTCGTGGTCTTTTTCGACCTTATATGCCATATCAGCTAAACCGTTCTCTTTTAAGTCTTTTTCTTTCATAATTACGTCCTCGTAAGTATTTATCTTTTAATTGTTTTCCCACCCATGATATTATTACTAACATCTAGTGCATTTTTAGCAGTTCCGTCTTTATTTTTCTTTTGTGGGGCTTGTGGAGCGCCGTATTTTCCACGTTTTTTACTTTTATGATAAGCCGCATCTGGACTTGGTACTGCCGCAATATTTCCTGCGACTGTAGCACCAGCTGTAGCAGTCTCGTTTGCAATAGATTCAAATTTTTTCTCATTCATATCTAGCCATTGCATTAAAGGGTAAAGAGTATTAACTACCATGTTACCAAAGCCAGCCGCACCCATATGATCATCTGTACGTTCTAAATCTGGTTTGTAAATGCGTTCCATTTTTTTAGCTTCGCCTCTTAGTGCAAAAACATCTGTCATTATACTTTTAAGTTTTGGATCATTTGCTTCTGCTCCACCACCAAGTTTACTTTCTATCCAAGTCCATACGTCCCATACATCATTAACGTATTCATTTGGTAGATTGCCTTCGTATTCCTGTTGGCCTCTTTCTAATTGCTTACCTTTACCTCTAAGACTTCCTAAGGTTTCTATAGCATCTTTTGTATTATTAATGTATCCACCTTCTTGGATGTTCTCTTGTGCAGAAGCCGTTACAAACTTCGCTGGTCCTGTAGCAGTCTTTTTGTCTTTCTTTTGATAATAATCCCAAAGTTTTTTGCCACCATATAATAAAGCTAATATACCTGCCGCAGGTATTCCGTAATTTACAAGTTTACTTGCATTAGCAGGAGATAGTGTAGTAGTTTTTGCAATACCATCTATCCAACCATTTTTAGTTCCTTTTAATGTAGATATTAGTCCGCTTTGATCAGTAACTGAACTTGGAACCTTTGCTATTACAGCTTTAGGGTCTACTTTTGGAGGTTCAGCTTTAGTTGTTACTGGAGGTGGTGGAGGAGGTTTTGCTCCGCCTGCAGGTCCGTCTGCGCCTGTTCCTGGTTGTGGAACTGAAACTTTTGGCATCATCCAAGGAAATGATTTTGCAAAATTACTTCCTGTTGCATTTGACCATATTTTCATTAATTCGTCAGTTACACCTTCTTTATTAATTCTTTGTTGAAATTCTAATGCCGCATCATGTGCAGAATCTTTAGTTGCAGGATTACTTGATAGCGAATGATATAATTGTGAAGCTGGAGATCTGTCACTCCACTGTCCAGCTGGACTAGCACCAAACAATACATCAACAGCCGCCCAAAGAGGCGCCCATTCGTTTAATGGAGTTTTAACGTTATTTGTAAGTTCTCTTATTAACATAATATAGTATTTACCTTAGTTTAATGGCTAAAGTGTATGTCTCGGTCTTATTAGCACTTTCGTCATAATGTGTATCTTTATATCCATCAGCGTCTTGAACACCGTATCCTAATCTTTTAAGATGTTTTTTTAAGTAGTTTTTCATCTTCTTACCTGATTGCATTGTTACCATTACATCTGGTTTATTCTTACTGGCATGCTTTTTATCCATACTTTTAATATTTGCCATATTTGTCCCAATGTTATACCAATCATAGTTGTCATCTTTTTTGACTAGCATAGAGTTTTTAGGATTAGGAATTAAGTCACCTTCTTCAACTTTTTTAGTTTTAGGATTATCATGTGTATAACCAAGTTTTTTCATTCGTAAATGGTCAGCTTCTTTTTTAGCTTTATAACCTTTACCTGTCTTAGGATCGTACATCATGTGCGGCTTAAATTCATCTTCGCCCATTCCGGCATGCATTGCCGCCATATGTTTTTTGTATTTTTTAGTACCTTTTTTGTGTGGGCTTTTTCCTTCGTTTAATGTTATCATTATATGTTTTAATGTAAATGGAACTTTAGCTACACTTATTTTCTCCATTTCTAACATTTTTACAATATCATATCTATGATGCCCATTAATAATTTTATTTTCAGCATCTACAACTATTGGGGAATATTTTCCTTCGGAAATTTTCTTTAATTGTTTTTTAAAGTTATCTTTTACTCTTTCTTCTTGTACTGGTATAAGATCTTTTACATTTACATATTCTATTACGTGTGGAAACTTCTTCAAATGTTCTTTTCTTATTTGTGGAAGTTCTGAACGTTTGTAAGACTCAACTGGTTTTCCTTCTTTACGTTTCTGCATATTAGTTGCTATGGCATAAATTGCTCCATCAGGATCCATACCTCTTTTCTTAGCCCATTTTGCAATAGACTTTTTAGCTTTAGGTTTGTCTTTAATTTTATCAGCTGTTTTATGTGCTTTCTTAATTGATGATTTGCTCATTTCTTCACTCATATGTGCTTTTAAGTTTTTCACAGTTCTTTCAAACTTATGGTCTTTATGTTTAAATCCTACCCCACCTGCGGCTTCCCAACTTGCTATGTTTTTTCCATAGTCGTCAATTAATATGTTTGGTGTACCGTTTGGTTGTGTTGCATGTACTGATTTATTTGAAGTAATAATTATTTTAGAAGGAGGAAATGCTTTTAAGTTCTTTGCAATCCATTCTTTTTTGTGTGGTTCTGAGTTAGGATCGTTTGGTAGCGGAGCACTTAATATATTATACTTTCCTTTTAATTCTTTAATCATACCTAGTAAGTTTAAAGCATTAGATGTTAAAGGAATGTTTAACCAAAATCCATCTTTATCTCTTATCTTTTGTAATGCATCGTCGATGTCTTTAATTTCTCTCCAGTCTTTACCAATAAGACTTTTCCAAGCACCAAAGAAGTCTGCTAACACTCCGTCCATATCAACAAATACTTCTGATTCGCTACTTAAATCGTCTGCTGAAACTTCTCCTACTTTCATTAATTTTGTTACTGTTTTGTGTGGTTTATACTCTGTCCCGCCTGTGCTTGTTGCACTTGTTCCAGCTACTTTAGGTAGTATAGTTGGACCATTTGGATCTGTATTTCCAGATGCTGTTGATTTCCCTGGACCTTTTTTATAATTCTTTGCAACGTTCTTACCCCATTGCGTTGCAGAACCAATTGCCGCTCCAGCTTGTGCTCCAAGACTTGAAGCTCTAGGTGCGGCCCATTGTAGAGCTTTAGTACCAAGTGTTAATAATGGATTTTCATCTGTTCTACTTCCAGCTTGTTCAAATTGTCCACGTTTATACTTGTCAAACGATATAATATTTCCATGCTGATCAAGTTTAATATCTTTAATACCAAACCTTTTATCCATACTTCTTTTTTTATCATTATCAGAAACCATTGCATGAGACATATTTTTCCAATAATGATTCATCTGAGCAACTGCTTGTTTAGTAGTCATTACTCTTTCAGATAAATTTGCAATTTCATCAGGAACGTCAAATATCCATGCTTTACCTTTACCTAGTTCATTCATCATACCTGTTAGTCTAGTATTGCCTGCAACTAACTCTAAATAACCGTCGCTGTATTTTGCAATAATTGGAAGTTCAATTTTTCCAAAGTCTAATGCATCTTTAAATCTTTCTTTCTTAGAAGGTTCTAACTTATCAAAAGTGTGTCTGTCTTTTTCACCAGCTTCTGTATTATTAATTTTATTACTTAATGAATTGTTAACAGTAATTTCTTTGCCTTTAGATGCTAACTCAATCCATTCTTTTTTTCCAATTTTTACAAACTCAGGATAACGTTTTGCTTCACCCCATTCGTTACTAAAATTTGGTTTGTTATAAGATACAGCCTCAGCAAGTCCTAAATTAAAAAGTACATTAGTACTAGGACCTTTAACTTTTTTAGGATGATTTTGTGGTACGCCGTCTTTGTTTACTTTAAAGCCAAACTTTGCCGCCTGCTTTATAATTTCATCAGGGCCTACATCAGCAGTTTGATTTTGTTTTGTAATACGTCCTACTGCTTCTTGTATCTTCATTTTGTACGTCCTCTAAACCCACCACCAGTCATGTGTGGTAAGCTAAACCAAAGTTTAAACCAATCCGGGTCACCTGGCTTAATGTTTTTCTTTTTTTCAATAGCTTTTTTTTCACTAGCAGTTTTTGAAATATTTTCAAGTGAGTATTCTTGATACCCTTTAAATTCATTTACTCCTGCTAATTTTTTAAGACGTTCTAAGTCCATTTATTATACCTTTGAGTATTTTAAGCCTAAGCGATCAAAAAGTGTTGCAGTAGTTTTTGCACTTCGTAATGCCTGTTGCATTGCTTGTTGGGCTTCGACATCTTTCTTATCATAGAATTGTACAAATTTATTTGCTACTTTTGGCGTTACAAATATTTTTCCGCCTACGTGTATTTCACCTTTTGCTCTAGAGTCCCAACTTAATGGAAAAGGCTTTGGATCAGATCGTTGAGAAATATTATTTAAAACATCTATTTTAGGTTTTTGTTGTTGTACTGTACGTTCAGGTGCTTTAAATATATTTTCTTCAACTATGCCCATTCCTTGACGAACTTTTGCATACATCATTTTAGCTAACTGAGCATCTTGAACAGCAACGCCACTTTCAAATGCATCTTCGTCGCCTTCCATCGCCGCGGTTCTCATTTTACTTGCACTCATTCCTTCAGCACCTTCTGCATCAGGGTCTCGAGATCCAGCACTTATAATTTTTATATCTTGAAACTTGTATTCTTTTCCGTTATAGTCATTTAGTAGTTTAGAAAAACTATCTACTCTATCGCTTCCAGCTACATAAACAACATTTCTAAATCCCATCTTTTCTAATTTTTGCATAGCTTGGATTATTGTTCTAACTTCTTTATCACCTATACGTATTCCGTCGCCAAAACTCTTTCCTGCAAAAAATACTTTTTCTGCAAATGATAAAGGATCTGTTTTAGGTTTTTGTGAATGTGTTAAGAATAAAAAAGGTACG